AGGCGGCATTTCCACTACCACTCTACCACGAGTGGCAACAGCACTGCTAGGATAACACATGGAAACGCTCAAAGGTCTACCACTAGTTGAAGATGTCACAAAGCCTGTACCAGACACAGTGACAACTTATTATAAAGATACATTTGCCACCGGAACAGGTGAGTTTGGTACATTTACCATGCAGGATTTTCTAGGCTCAGCTACAGGTACTGTAACAAAAAACTCAATGCAAAATATTGTTGCTACATTGCGCAACATGAATATTTCTGCGCTGACTAGTTTGTATCATCAGATGTTGCTTACCGTCCAAGGAGTGTATAATGATCCATTGTATCCTCCACAGATAATTATACCTTCGGGCCCGGCCGCAGGAACATATGCCAATGGTAATACTGCATTTACATCAGGTCTTATCCCTGCGGCAAACACATTGATATCAAGTTTGATTTCTACCTATCCCGCAGCCACTACTTCATTAAACAACAGCACAACTGCCATATGCGAACAATATGTGTATGAGTACACCAATCAAACCAGAGCAGGGCTGGCATTTGCTGACCTTACATCCGGGAGTCAGCAATCTACTATTAGTTTTATGAGTAGTCTGGCATCAGCAGGCTTAGACACACGGGTTGGCGGCCAAAGTAGCTATTTGTCATCAGTAGCAAATACAGCAACAGAACCTGGACAAGCAATTCTTGGAGCACTGCGAGAAGGCCGGAACAACACACTGATGGATAAAACATGAGTATCAAACACGATAATGTTGTGCCTAGCGATTGGCCAGGGGTTGAAGAATCTACAGGAATTCCGTCAGCTATTGTATCGTCAGTTGAGCCTGCCACACGAGGTACTGTTCGATATCTCAATTCACGTGTACAATCTCAACAAGCTGCCATTGTGAATGCTACATTGCCGCCACAGGCATTGCCCCCGGTGGCTAGGTATCAGGTACCCGGTAATGCAAAATATACAGATTATTCATGTGGTAGTGAAGCAAGAGAAAAAGTACTAGACGAACCAATACCAGCACCCCCGGTGATAGTTGAAGTATTGGAATTTTATGCAAATGATGATTCTATGCCTTTGGGGTATGATCCCACATTGCCAGCAAGTCAGTTGATAGTTAACACTGACTTTTGGGTAAATCTAAGAATACAACCCAGTGTTGGTCTAGATGGGTTTGATCCTACTATTATCTTTTTATCCAACAACATTGACGGTACTGTTTATCCTAATCCCACTGGTTACCCAGGCACTTTTGCTGGTGATGGCGCCTCAAACGTTGGCGGATCAGTTTATAAAGTTCCTAGCTTTTACATAGCACAAGTTGGTCTTGCTACAATGACATTCACTGCTGGCCAGCCAACAGTTAACACAATATTTGGCACTGCTACAGGAGCAATTCCAATTGTGTCTGCGCCTACAGTGGTAGTGGCCACTGTTGAGCAACAAGGGTGGTTCCCTGGAATCCCGGCACCCTTGCCAGAAGATCCTGCACCCCCTGCGGCAACTGTTCCTGAAACAGCCGATGCAAATGTTGATTCAGTGTATGTTGGGCAGGCATTACAATTGGCAATAGTTGGTCCGCTATCAGCAACGTATTCTTATATTCTGCCCTGGGACTCCGGAACCGGTACTACTGATTCGAATGGCAAAAGCACCATACCTGGAATTGCTATGCAAGCTGGCACCTGGCCCTTCACTGTTGTATTCTCGGGAATTGCCCCTGTATCAAAAACGTTCTTGGTAATGGATGCTTATACTGCTCCTGATGGCTATATTCCTGAGGTAGGAGGAGTAGCATCAGGCTCTGCTAGTGGCGACAGTGGCAGTGGAGATGGCGGCGATGGTGGTGGAGGTGGTGACGGCGGTGGGTCTGGCGGCGGAGGTGGTGGTGCAATGTAAGCACAAAATCACTCAAAAATGTGGCTTTTTAGCCACATTCTTTTGGTTGACCAATAATTCCCATTTTGCTATAATACTTGTATAGTAATTAAAAAGGAGTTAGCGATGCGAGCACTTACCACTTTTATTGACAACAAAAACCGTTATGCCGCCCTGTTTCGAGGTCAGCGTACCGAGCCCGTGTATGAAATTCAAACCGCCGCAGGTCGCAAGCGTGTGGCTGAAATGATTGATTCAGACCTGAGTCCAGAAAATCTTTCCTGCGATGGCGAATTACCCCGTGCAGAAGTTAACAGACGCTACCGCGAACTCACTGCGGCCGCTCGAGATCTTGTTAAATTAGATCCAAGTGTAGCCCAATTCATGTACGAATTTGGTTGACATGAAAACACCCCTGCGCATCAGAATCTGGCGTAAAATCCTAGATTACTACTATCGTACTAAGTTTACTGTAGTAGAATTGCTGGTAATTGCAGGGGTCATTTTTTGGTTGACCAGAAAAGCGTATTTTGCTATAATACTTGTATAGTAACTAAAAGGAGCCTGGGATGAACGTCAAAGAAATTAACTCTGCTATCATGTTTGGTAATCTCACCAACGACGAACTGTCTACTGTGATTGATGCTGTGAAGTTTGCCCGTGCGCAACTCACCCAACAAAAGAAACGCAGTTTTTCTATTGGTGATTCTGTAAAGTTCACCAGCAATCGCAACGGCCTGACCTATGTCGGTACCGTGCGCAAAGTCAAAATTAAATTTGTGCTAGTTAACACACCTGGTGGCCTGTTCAATGTGCCGGCCAACATGCTGGAGGTAGCATGACCATCAAACCGTTTCGTATTTGGCTTGCCGAAGTATGGCGAGACAATTGTGACGAGAACGACGGATGGGGTCAGCCTAGAATGACCATGCCGGAATATTTTGCAAAATACAAATGGTGGCTCAAACGTGAGTACCAGTATCAAAAAGGAGTCAGACGTGGGTCTTGATATGTACGCATACGTGGCCGCCAGAGCAGGCCAGCAAAGAGAATACTACGACGGTGCAGTATGGGACGATACGTCAGGAGATGTTGCAAACTCTAAAGTAACCAAGCCACGTGAGATCGCTTACTGGCGTAAGCATCCTAACCTTCATGGTTGGATGCAACAGTTGTGGGAAAGCCGAGGTAACTCGGGTCACTTCAATGGCGACGAACTTGAGCTAACATACGAGGACTTGGAAATGCTCGAACTTGATGTTATTGCCTGCACCTTGCCCAACACATCAGGATTCTTTTTTGGTAACGACGCAGACGACCACTATCGCAAACAAGACCTTGAGTTCATCAAGAATGCTCGAGCAGAGTTGTTCATGGGACTTAAAGTGTTTTATAATAGTTCATGGTAATCAAGTAAATATATGAATGAAACAAACTTCTCAGACCCAAGGTTCAGCGGGATAATGGCGGCAGGTTGGATCCGTGATCTCGAAAGCTCGGACAGCCGCATACACAAAGAAAAAACAATTGAAAAGGCCTTGATGGCAGCCAAGCTAGGCAGTGCCGACGCACAAGCCTTCCTGTTCAACTGCTATCAGGCCTACAATCCTTTCTTTGTGTTTGGCGTTCGGCAAGTGCCAGAAACTCAAGGGTTAACTGGACGCCCAAACCACTGGCCAGGGTTTTGGGCGTTGTTAGAAAGTCTGCGCACTCGTAGCATTACAGGTAATCGTGCAAGAGAAGCAATCGAAGCTTGCAGTGAGTTGTTTGACTCTGAGGAATGGAATGGCCTGGCCCGACGTGTGTTGATCAAAGACTTGCGATGTGGCATCACAGATAAAACCCTCAACAAGGTAGTGGGCAAGACGGAATATAAAATTCCCGTGTTCAGTTGTCAGTTAGCGCAAGACTCTACCGACCATCCCAAGAAGCTCAAAGGCATCAAGCGTCTTGAGTGCAAGTTGGATGGAGTACGTGTGTTGGCCGTAGTGTCCGGAGATGCATGTACCTTGTACAGCCGCAATGGCAAAGAGTTTGAAAACTTTCCACAGATTGCTGACTTTATTGAAGAGCATCGCAAGTCTTTTCAACACAGTTCAGGGTTTGGCGGACAGTTTGTGTTGGATGGTGAGATTGTGGGCAAGAACTTCCAGGATCTAATGAAGCAAGCTCAACGCAAGAGCAATGCCAAAACAACCAACATGGTTTATCATGTGTTTGATATCTTGCCACTGACGGAGTTCCGTGAAGGCTTTTGCAATTTGCAACAGCATAAACGCATTGATCTGTTGAAACGTACTCAGGCAATGTTACCGGAAAAAGGTTGTGTACAGATCATGCCTGGAATGGATGTGGACTTGGACACAGCAGAAGGACATGATGTCATGCGCAGGTTTGCCGAAGCCTCAGTAGAAGAAGGCTACGAAGGCATCATGATCAAGACAATGGATGCACCTTACGAGTGCAAACGTTCGGACTTCTGGATGAAATGGAAACCTACCATAACTGTTGATCTCGATATTGTGGGATTTGAGGAAGGTACTGGTCGCAATGCAGGCCGGTTGGGTGCTATAATATGTGAAGGAAACGACAATGGGC